CAATTTCTTTAATCCGTCCATAAATGCTTCGGTAACTTCTGAACGTAATCCATTTTCAATGGCAATTTCGTTCTCAGTCATCCACTCTTCACAAGCATATGAAAGGAAATTCTCTACGCGACCTGCGAATTCCTCTTTGATTCCATCGAGTTCTTCACCGATCCTGCGTTCTGCAGTTTCCTTAAGAGATTCAATCTTACTGTTGACCTTCGCTTGTACAGCGGCTTCAAACACAGTAGTTGCTTTCTTTTGGAATTCTTCGTCAAGATCTGCACCAGACAATACTGCCTTGATGTCTTCACTGATCTCTCCTTCGGAGATTGTCTCTCCGTCTGTTTCTACTTCATCAAAGATCTTTGCTGAAAGACCGCCAGGCATAGAACTTGAAGCTCCGCTTGGTTTTGTTTTGATTGTAGAATCACCTGTTGTTGCAACAGGAGCTGCTGCCTTAGCACCGACGTTATCAGGTCCTTCAGGCTTCTCTTTTGTAGAACCGCCTACCTCTATGGCATCGTTCTTAAGGTCAGACTTTTGAGCTGGAACTGCACCTTTCTTAATAGCTGCATCGCCAACTGCTGCGTCTTCTTTGATTGTTTCCTCAGGAGCAGCTGCTTTGTCAGCGATCACCTTTTGGAATTTTTCATCAATACTAGACATTACTTGTACTCCTACGGATTTTAAACTAGTGTATAAATCTATAATTTATTTATAAATCATAAACTTCTTAGGAAAGATTCAAACGCGGAGATCTTTCTTTCTTGAAGTTCTTGTGGTGAGGGTGCGTTATCAAGGGATGCCTTGATAGCCTCGATTTGTGCTTCTTTAATCTTACCATCGACTAAAGCCCATTCTTTTCCTTCCATGATACCTTCAACGAAAGCATCAGGTGCGGATGGATCTGCTACTATATCAGCAGCAGTAGAAAGAATAAAGTCATCGGCGACCACTTGGAGTGAACCCTCTTTTTTAAGAGAGCCTAAACCTCGTGAAGAAACACCGAGTTGTACCCCTTCCTCAAGCAAGTTCTTTGCGATCTTACCCATAGGGGTTTCTAACAACTTTGCCTTACCTATAAAGTTTTTACCTTCAGGGTAAAGCTCAACGATCTTATGTGAAACGCGATCTAAGTTAACGGTAGGACCTTCTGGATGACCTAACTCACCAAGTGCTCTTCCGCGTTGGATGAACTCTTCGTTGTACTTACTGACCTCACGGTTCATGCTATCGAAACGATACATGCGTCCATTGCGGTTAGTAATTTCAGTCTGTAGAAAGATACCCTTGATATAAGTGGCACTCTTACCGTCTTTGTCTTCGGTAAGAACCTCTATATCATTGTTCTGTTCCGTTATCAGTCTCATCATCGTTTTCCTCTGATTCGTTTTCATCGTTGCGGTTGATCACTTCTGCAGTTTCATCTGCTGATGCTTCACCTTCTGGAGGTAATCCAGTTGGTTTGCCATCATCAGGAACGTGCGGAAACATCTTGTTTGCAACGTCTAATTTACTAGCATCAACTGCAGCTGCAGCTTTAACTTGTAACATATCTTTGATCTTATCAAGAGCATCAGCTCTGTCATTGTCCCAAAGTAAATCAACGATTTCTCGTTCTTGTGTTGCCATAATGTAACGTTGTCTGTAATTTATTTATCAGCTTTAGGTTTTGCAGACGCGGGTTGCAATTGTGCCTTCTGCTGATCTGCTGCAGTTTTTGATTTCTGACTAGCAATTTGTGCCTTCTTAACTTCCTTATCCAGTTCGATATTATCAGTCTCTGCATCTAACTGTTGTTGATCCGCAGCGACTAGATCAGTTGGGTTGATTGCTCTACCCATGTCTATATCATCTGTCATTTGCATATCCATTTCTTCAATCTGTTTCTCAGTCATACCGAGAATTTCTTGACGGATATAATCAATAGAGAAGTACTTCCCAACGAAAGGATCCATAAGACCTAGTACGTTGAGTTGCTCTGTCTTCATCTCTAGATTCTTGAGCTCTGTGAAATGATTATCTTTAAGATAGTCATACTGGATATGTTCTTTCATATCCTCCCAGTCTTCTGGAGTGATGACACTCTTCAGGATTAACTGAGTTTTCAGGGAATCATTAAAGAGATCACCAAACTTCTTGCGGAGTTTACCCACAAACTTGGTGAACTTTAATTCATCTCTAGTGATCTCAGATGACCTTCCAAGGTTAAATGCTGTACCTGAATCAAGTCTACCTGCAGGAACATTTAACGCTTTGTAAAGTTTTGTTTGGAAATATTGCACGTCTGTCAATTCTCCAAGGTTCTGACCACCTGGTAGGGTAGTAATTTCTGTACCTCTACCGCCTTCACGACGTGGTAACCAGAAATCCTCCATCATTGACATGTATTTTCTGTCGTCTCTTATCTCTCCAGTCGCAGCATCGTATACTAATTTGTTACGATATCTTCCCATAACTTCACGAAGATACTGCTCCGCTTTAACTTTAGGTAAGTTACCTACGTCAATATAAAATATTCTTCTCTCTGGTGCACGTGATATTCTATAGATAACCAGACTGTCCTCGATCATTCTAAGTTGATTGAGTACCTTAATTCCTTTGTGCAAATAAGACAAAACAATATTTCTATTGGTGTCCATTATACCACTTGTCACATAAGTGATAGCATCTTTCGCTATTTTTATACCACTATTTGCTGAAGTATTGTTCAATCCCTTTGGATTGTATACGAAGTATTCCTCGGAAGATCCAAAGTCATACTTCATAAATTCATCAGCAGTCTTGGGTTTAGTTATCTGCCTTACTTTCTTAATCTTAGATGGATCAATATATCTTACTTCTTTAATTCCGTCTGCGGGATTGTCTAAATCAATTACCTTATGATAATACAAACGCCCATCAATGTACCATCTGCGGAACATCTCATGGGCTTTTGAATCAAATCCAAATAAATTTTTTATATAATCAAACTCATCACGGATCATAGTTTTGACACTCTCACTCACATCGAGGTTGTCAAGATTAATTTCTACGGGACTATCGTTTTGATCAGCAACTATTGCTTCATGTAAAATATCTTCAATAGCTGAATCCACTTCTGGATGCATTGCCATCTCTCGATATTTCTTCACCATGTCATACTCAGTTTTGAAGTTACCGTCTAGGTCTAGATACTGACCATAGTAACCTCCTGCAATATAACTAGTAGCTCCGTCCTCGCTCGTAGGTTGTATAGGAGACGGGGCACGCTCCTGTACAGCTTTCTTCTTAAACGAGAAACCGAATAACTCTGCCATAATATTTGGGTTTCTTTACCTGACTATTTATGTGAGTTCTACAACGTTATTTTTGTCGTTCCCACCTGAACTTGTATGGTACTGATATGCAAATTCAACATCAAACTCTTCGTATGAATCGTTGTTGTCATATGCAAGTGATACTTGAGATACACTAACTGGGAATGCAGAGATCAGATTATACTGTCTAAGTTCCTTTAGTTTTCCATCAGCAGCACCTGCACCACCAAACTTATCAAGTTGTGTGACTTGGATGTCTACCCATGTTTCTACGATGTCAGCTGATGCTGTGTTTTTATCTACACCGTTAGTTAACTCGATCCATTTTTCGTATGCACTTCTTAATGCAAATGCATCATCCATGTAGAATGTACCTGTCCATGTTTCATAAGTTCTATCGCCAGGAACTTTGATAACTCTTCCTCTGAAAGGAAGTTCAACAGTTCCAACGTTTGTTGCTGGCAATGCAGCAGACTTACACATGTATGTTACAGCAGCTCCTTTTGAACCTGCTACTCCATCAACGATGGGTTCTGAAAGACCTGTGCCTTGTGGCCAAGTGTGATATACCGAGAAAAGGTTAGGACGTACACCGCCTCTAATTGCTTTCTGGAATTCTAGAATACCTAGTGGGGTTGCCATTGTTAAAATGCTCCGTTAATTATCTGCGAGGGACGACTTCATCAAAGCTAACGCCAGTACGTGTTGCTATGAAAGTCAGTGTGATAAAGTTGATTGAACGTGCAGGCTTAATGAAGAAGTCTGCTTTAAATTCGTTCGCGTCAATGATTGCACCTGTGTTATTGGTGTCATCACATATAACTAAGAAGTCTGTGATACCTCTTTCGGCTTGTACACCTCTAAGGTATGGTTCAACAACATTCTTGAAGTTGTTACGTGTGAATTCATCATTGAGTTCAAAGAGTACTCCCTTCGCAGCGTTGCCAATTGTCTTTTCTATCACATTGAAAAGACGACGAACGTTGATGCGATCAAATGCAGATGGTGAAGCGAGAGCTGTTTTGTCACCGAAGAGAACTATGCCTTGACCAGGTAAACTGGTGATTGGATTAATTCTTTTCTGATATAATGAATCTCTTTCGGATTTTGTAGGAGAGTATGCTAGTTTAACAGCATTCCTAATTGCACCACGATTCAAACCTGCTGGTGAGAACCAAGGTAATCCGTTTGCAGTAGTAGCAGCACATAAACCTGCAACGTCTCCGTTACATGGAACGTATCTGTACTTGTCAGCAAATCTGTCGTAAACATACTTCCATGTATTGTCAAACACACCGAATGATGTTGCTTGCAATGGACTAAAGAAGTCAATTACGTTTTGTGTTTGTGTTGCAGAGTTAGTTACTCCAACAACGTCTCCTCTATATGGTGAGCAGAAAGCCATACAGTCTTTTCTGTTAGATGCAATTGTTAGAATTGCAGATGCAACAGATTGTGTATTTCCTTTGCTTGCAGCATCGCCAGGACCCATGAGGATATAATCAACCAACAGAGTTTCAGGATCAGCAAACTCTTGAAGAGCAGTGATGACCTCTGCTGAGGTTGCACCTGATGTTGATTCAGCACCTTTGATAAAGGTGTAAGTTGTAGGTGCTCCAAATAAATCGAATGTCTCTGTGCTAGGTGAACCAACGTTATTGGAACCTGCAATGTTACCACCAGTAGCTGCTTGGTTAGCACTTACATCATATACTGCAGTTTCATGTGAACCCCAGTAGATGTAATTAGATTGATCAAGAATTATTTGTGGGTAGTAGTTACCACTTCCTTGTCCAGTCTTACTATTGTTTGCTTTAGAAACATATGAGAATTTCTCAAGTAAAGTATTTGGTTGACCACTAATTCCTCCAGTTGCATCATAAACTGCAATGTGCATTTCATCGTTTGCACCACCACGTGCTGCAACGTAAGGAGAAGTGCCTGGTCTAGGAGCAACGGATGACCAAGGTAAACCTGGATATACTTGCTGTTGAGTATACCACTCAGTAACAAGTGTGATGTTTAAATCACTAACACCGTTCTCAACGATATCAGATGTCGTCCAAGTATCAGAAGTAATCAGTGAAACCTTATTGCTTGATCCATCCCACGCATAGATGTATCCAGACTTAGTACCTGCTGTGTTCTGTACTTGAGTACCAACTGTTGAAGTTGTTAATGCACCGTCGAGTGTTAACTGAATGTCTGCACCTTTGTCTATTACTGCAACTCTAATTGCATTTGCTTCAGCACCTACGTTTCTTGCTGCAAACTTAAATGGGTTTGCTGTAGCAGAGAAATATGTTGCTTCATACTCTTCTTTAGTATTGATAGCAAGTGTGTATGGAGATGTAACTCCATCATCAGATGCTGATAGTTGTCCAGATGTTGCACAACGAACTACGTCAAGCACTCCACCATATGATAGGAAACTTGCTGCTGTCCACCAGCTCTCTGCGTTTGTGTCTGTGGGTTCACCGAATGTTTCGATTAATTGAGATTCTGTAGATATGCGAACGGGTGTAAGAACTGGTCCTTTAGAAAATGGTCCTGCTATTGCACCTACGTTTACCTCAACCGTCTCATTCGATCCAAGGGTCAGATCTCTTTCTTGGATCTCAACTCCTGGCGATAGAAGCGTGCTAGCCATGCGTGTACTCCTGATGATAAATCAATTTTTGTCTATAGTTATTTAGAAATCAGAGCTTCTTCAGCGATAGTCCCACATGTATGACCTATCACCATACTCATCTAAGGCATATTCTTTTTCGTTCATATCAATAGTCCAGACATTTCCTTCACTGTCTTGAATCCTTTCATCCTCTAGTCCATCATTAATAAAACCGAATGGAGCCATGTCTTGTTCTATCTGATTCTTCTGCTCTTCATATATTCTTCGACGAATATCTTGATCCGTCATCTCTTTGAAGTACTCTTGCTGTACTAACCATGCAAATATAACGAGACACATAACAAGGTCATCATTATATCCTTCATCAGCTTCAAAGGATTGTTTGTTCTGAATGAAGGTAGTTAACTCCGCAACTATGTTGTAATCCTTAACAATTAATTTATCATCCTCTATCAGTGTCTTGAGGTTAGAGCATCCTTGTGCTTTGACAGTCTTGCTCATCTTGACACCCATCTGTGTCTTGTTACCTGAAAAACCTTGTCCAACTATCTGACCTGCCCTCCCTCTCATTGCACACATCAATACGTTTTCATACTCCACATCATAGAAGAGTTGTGATGCAACTGCTTCTCCTATATCATTTACCTCTATTAATACGTGTGCTTTATTATAATTGTTTGCTACATTGTAGATAACGTTTGGTAGTAGCATGGGTCTAATCTCATTACTCCTATATTTTGCTACTAGTTTCCACGGTGCTTTAGAAATATCAATTACCACAAAGGCAGAGTAATCCTGTGCAAGACCACGAGATACGTCTACACATATAATGTAATCGTGATTGTCAATGGGATTTTCATATATGTCAAGACCTGCATTGCTAGTCATTATATCATCATAAGTCAGCACTCTTAACTTAGATGCTGCTATCAATGTATCAACAGACCCAAGGAACTCACAGTCAAACTCTTGAGTGAACTGTCTGACTGACGTGTTTGCAATAGTTGTTTCTTTCCATGCTGCATCTCTACCTGGTACTTTAGACCAGTGAACTTCAGACCATGCATATCCATTCCTACCTTTCTGTGCATCTACCCATAACTTGTAGAAATGATTCATTCCGTTGGGGGTAGAAATAATGATGACTTTGGTTTTTGTACCAGAAGTAATAGTAGGATAAACGGAACTAAAGAATTGCTCCGCAATATGGTTAGGTATAAACGCAAACTCATCGAGGAAGATGATGTTAAACGACATACCACGGACAGCAGATGCTGAAGTAGATGCAGCGAGAATCTTTGATCCATTCTCTAACTCCATACTACCTTTGTTATATGTAATTATACCTTGCTGCATCCACATAGGTAATTGTTCATACGCTAACTGTAATCTTCCAAGCAAATCCCTAGCAGTGGATAATTTGTTTGCAAGAATACCAACGTTAACGTTGTCATTGAAAAGAACATAATGAAGTAGGTATGACACACAGGTAGTAGACTTACCAGTCTGTCGAGGTAGTTTTGCTATATTGAATCTATGTTTATGAAACTTCTCAATCAACTCTTGTTGAAAATCCCACATCTTAAATGGAACTATACCTTCATCAAGTGAGATGATCTTGATATAGTTCATAGCAAAATATACAGGATCCTCTTTGCACTTGAGATACTCCTGTATTTGCTCTTGGGTAAAATTTATATCTGTCCCGACCCTTTTTAGATTGGGATTACCTAAGTAAAAATCTGTATTATTAGTCGGCATGTGTTACTAAAAATTTCTCCGCTTCCTGTTTGGTAGCAAACCAATACAGATGTTTATTTATTTGAAGCGTAAATTGTTTTTCAATTTGATCGTAACCGATTACTCCTTCGTAATCAATCCAATCAAGATCCAACCGATCCTCTGGAACTTCGCTCATGACTGAACTCCTCCTGCTTTAGTTCGTATTGTAGCATGGATTTCAAGATTTGGGCTCTCCCAACATCTCGAAATGCCTCTACTACACGGAGTTCAGATTGTAATGTTTCTATTCTTGTTTTCATGATTAACAGTTCCAAGCTCTAAGGG